TTCCGGACCGTTTTAATTTGGAATGGTTCAGTGATTGTAGAAAAGTAGAAAATTAGGATTTGGAGGTGTAAGATGCAAATAGAAATTAATGAGGCGGAGTTAAAAGAGTGGGCAGTTAACCAGATTAGAAAGCGCATGGGTGACAGAATTAACACTTTGATGCGGGAATGGGACTGGAATAGTTATATGAGGGATGCTGTAGATAAAGTGGTAAGAGAAAAGGTGACTGATGTAGCCATTGAGAGCTTTATCAATACTATAGACAAGGATAATGTGATAAAAACTGTCAGTGACCGTATTGCAACTGAAATAGCAGATAGTCTCAAAAACTGAGATTTGTGATACAAAGGAGAGTGATATGTATGTCGGCCAAAGCGGAGGCATTATATGACCTATATGACTGCGGGAGACTGGATGGTCGATACAGCACATCGGAATTAATGGTGATGTTAGGTATCCGGCATCGTACCATGATTCCCAACTATAGTGTCTCAGGAGTGCTATATCGTAAGCGCTACCTATTTGAAAGGGTGGATGATGAGCCAATAAGTAAGGCGTTGGCAGCGGAATGGGACAAGACAAGGAAACAGATATTGGAGCAATAATATTAGGCAAGCCGGGGGAATCCCCCGGCAAATAAAAACGAAAGCAGAGAACGTATGTGCGAAAATAACAAGCGGTGGACACCCGCCAAGATGATTCCACCGCTCCTATAGAAACTACCTGAGTATATTATATCCTGCTCAGGTGGAAAAATCAATGAGGAGGATATGATATGAGTACACAGGCAGTTAAAGCGGAAATCATTAACAATGTAATGGTAGCAATGTCTTATTATATCCAGCAGCAGACCGTATTAATGATGCTGGAACAGGTAATGCAGCAGGAACTGGTCAGGGTTAACATGGAGGAGATTACCACCCTGCCAGCAGAACGGAAGGACAGCATTGCAGAGCGGAATAAGTACCTCATCCAGCTTTTCATGATTAAGAAGCGGAACCTCAAGCGTGGTACATTGGAAGGATACCTGGGAGCCATCAAGCGGCTAATGACGGTTATCAGTAACAAGTCGTTGGATCAGGTAGATGAGACAGATATAGAATGGTATCTGGCCCAATATGAGCGGCGCGAAGGACTGCATGGGAAACTGGAGACTACTACATACAATAACGAACGGAGGTTTCTGTCAGCCTTCTACACCTGGATGAGGAAATCTAAGTTCATTGCGGATAATCCGGTGGAAAGTACGGAACCGAAAAAGGTAATCCTTAAACCTATTGATTATTATTCGCCGGAGGAAATCATACGAATCCGTGATGCCTGCCGGAATGTGCGTGAGAGGGCCATCATCGAGGTATTCCGCAGTACCGGTGCCCGGGTGGGAGAGATTGCAGAGATTACCATGGAGCAGGTCAACCTGGAGACAGGGGATATCTGGATTCAGGGAGAGAAGGGCGGGAAATATCGTACATTGTATCTGGATGACGATGCAAAACATTATTATAGGCTCTATCTTGATGCACGGACGGATGATAGTCCATATATGTTCACCAGGACCAGGAGACCCTATGGTAAGATGACCACATGCTCATACCGGAGCATAATGAAGGCCATAGGAAGGAGGGCCGGTCTCACATGTAGGGTGTATCCACATAAAATGAGGAAAACCCTGGGGATGAACCTCAAAAACAAGGGGGTGGATATAGGAACCATCCAGGAGGTCCTGGGACATGCCAGCCCAGCAGTAACATCACAGTATTATGCACAGTCAACACCACATACACTGAGGAGTGTCAGGGAGCGGGTGGCTGTATAGGAGGATATATAAATTGAATATAACAAGTAAAAGATTGGATGATTATAGAAACAAACTCCGGTGGGATATTAAGTGTTTAGAGTTAGAAATTTATGAGATGGTTAATACAGATGCAGGAATAGGAAATAGCACTATTATGGACTATCGGGATGGATACCCAAGACCTCAGAGCGTGGTTGGATTTGACCGAAACAAATATATGAGGAAAGTGGAAATACTTAAGCGGAAAAAGAAGGAAGCCACAGAAATCAAGGAATGGCTGGAAGGAATAGAGGACGGACAGACACGGACTGTATTTAAGCTTTGGTATATGGACAGGCTTACTTGGAAATCCATTGCAAAGAAAATTGGAGTGCCACATAATGAGGATTTTCCCCGTAAATGTATAAGGGATGCATATCTTAAAAAAATGGGGATTAAATGACGATTTTCCGTCTTTTCCGATTTTTCCGTTTTATACTATAATTAGGCCAAAGGGCAAGTGCCTGCGGCCTTCCCACATCTGCTTGAAAAAGCGGCGTACCTACTGCGATAAATAGGAACAATGCCGGGAAACCGGCACTGATGCGAGGTGGAGCAGTCTGGCAGCTCGATGGCCCCATAAGCCATAGGTCGGCGGTTCGAATCCGTCCCTCGCTATGAAACAAGGCATCCTAAACGGGTGCCTTTTCCATATCAAAATTCCGGTGCCTGAAACACAGGGCAGCCGGGCCTCCTACATATTTGGATAAAATTACCATACGCACAGACAGCCAGATAAATTATAATGTCATAGGATAAGGGGGAAGCATAATGAAACTGACCGAGAAGGAGTCACAGATATACCAGTACATCCTTGCTTACACGCAGGAGCATATGTATGCACCGACCATAAGGGAGATAGGGAAAGCAGTAGGATATAAATCCACATCGACCGTGGCATCATACCTTGAACGTCTGGAATCAAAGGGTATGATAGAGGTGGGGCAGGATTCGCCCAGGGCAATACGGTTGGTTGGGTACAGCATCGTGCCCAATTCCATGATTGAGGAACTGAATAAACTGAGGGTAGTCACAAAGGGCATCTGAGCAATCAGGTGTCCTTTGACATATTATCAAGGAGGAATAGACATGGAAGAGAAAGCAATGAAACCATTGCTGGGAGTTAAACCAGCGAGGATTGTGATTACTGATAGGAACCTGGACCTTACTAAGGCAATATGGGAACGCACCATGCAGGAGAAGATAACTGCTGCGGATTACCGTTTGATGGCCATATGGGCATCGGAAATAACACTGAACTGCAACATGATGTTGGCATTGGATAAAACAGTGAAGATGATGGGGGAGTAGTGTAGCATAAAGCGAGTAAAGGAGGTGAGCCTGATGGCATTAACGCCAAAACAGAAAATATTTGCAGATGAGTACCTAATTGACCTTAATGCCACTAGGGCTTACAAGATGGCATATCCTAATGTTACAAAGGAAGAAACTGCCGCTGCTGCCGGAGCCAGATTGTTAAGAAATGTTAAGGTTGAAGAATATATCCAGGAGCGCATGAAAGACCGGGAAAAGCGTACAGAGATTACGCAGGACATGGTTCTTAAGGAGCTGGCGAAAGTGGGGTTCTTTGACATCAGAAGGTTGTTTGATGATAGCGGAAAACCATTGGATATTACCGGTCTGGACAATGAGACAGCGGCGTGTATTGTCGGCCTGGAAGTCATGGATATTTATGAGGGGACTGGAGATGATAAGGAGTTTGTTGGATATATCAAGAAATATAAATTGTCCGATAAGCTTAAGGCCCTGGAAATGATAGGCCGCCATCTGGGCATGTTCAAGGATAAAATGGACATTCAGCACAGCGGACAGATAGGAGGGGTGATGATAATTGACGACATCCCAAAGCCAGACACAAGTTAGACTATCTGAGCTGATTGCCCCTTCCTTCTATAACCTCCATCGTGATATTTCAGAGCAGCGGCATACGCATTATAAACTTGCCGGTGGTCGTGGCTCCACAAAATCGTCGTTCATCAGCCTGGAAATCCCTTTGGGGATGATGCAGGACCCGCAGGCCAATGCCATTGCAATGCGTAAGGTAGGGCGGTTCCTGGAGGAATCTGTGTTCCAACAGCTTATATGGGCAGTCAATGCTCTTGGCGTGGCAGATAAATGGAAAATACGCTATTCGCCACTGAGCCTGACATACATACCGTTTGGAAATAAAATAATCTTCCGTGGGGCGGATGACCCGCAAAAGATTAAATCTGTAAAGCTGGCAAATGGGTACTTTAAGTATATCTGGTTTGAGGAGCGAGCAGAGTTTGACGGAGACTCGGAGGAACGTACCATACTTCAGTCATTGATGCGTGGCGGCCCGAAATACTATGTTTTCTATTCCTGGAATCCACCAAAGTCTATGAATAACTGGGTGAACCAGGATATCCTTCAAAGCCGGGAGAATACCATTGTCCACCATAGTGATTACAGGACAGTGCCGCCGGAGTGGCTGGGAGAAGATTTTTTCATAGAAGCTGAAGTCCTGAAGGAGACCAAACCGAAAGCATATGAACATGAATATCTGGGGATTGCTACAGGAACCGGAGGCCAGGTATTTGAGAATGTGACAGTCAGACCCATCACGGAGGAAGAGATGGCACAGTTCGACCGGATATACCAAGGCCTTGACTTCGGCTTCGGTGCAGACCCGGCTGCATATGAAAAGATGCATTATGACAGGACGCGCAAGCGTCTATTTTTGTTCGGGGAGGTATATGCACCACGGCTGGGAAATACGAAGCTGGCGGCTCGGATAAAAAAGTATAATCCGCTTAATAAAGTAGTAACAGCAGATAGCGAAGACCCGAGGGCCATAGATGCCCTGAATGAACTGGGCCTGCGTGTAGTCGGTGCAAGAAAGGGGCCGGGTTCCGTGGACTTTGGCATGGAGTTTCTGGCTGACGAGTTGAATGAAATTATTATTGACCAGAAGCGATGCCCAAATGCGGCCAGGGAATTTACCGGATATGAGTTGGAGCAGGATAAGAACGGTAATTTCAAAGGCAGTTATCCTGACAAGGATAACCATACTATTGATGCGGTACGGTATGCGCTGGAGGACGTAATGACAAACAGGAAGGTAAAGGTCAGGAAGAAATCCGATTACGGTTTACATTAAGGAGGTGTTAGCCATATATACATACATAATGCCGCGTGAAGGATGGGATGAGCTAAAACCGGATAAACAGGCTATCCGCACCCTAATCATGAAACACCAGAAGGAAGTGCGGAGATTAAAGAAATTGAAACAATATTATGAAGGACAACACAAGATACTGGGGGAGAAGAGAAAGACAAAGCTGGTCTGCAACCATGCAAAGGATATCTCAGACACAGCCAGTTCTTATTTTATAGGGAACCCTGTAAGCTACAAAAGCCAGCAGGACATCAAACCGCTGATGGATGCATTTGAGGTTGCAGGAGCCGATGAGGCAGATGGTGATAACGGACTTGACCTGTCTATATATGGGCGGTGCTATGAATATGTGTATCCAGAGGAGGGCGGTACTGATCTGACAATCAAGACGCTGGAACCTGAAAACACTTTCGTGGTATACGATGATACCATTGAGCAGCGGGAGCTGTTTGCGGTCTATTATTATGCCAAGAAAGATGATAGTGATAAACATCAGACGGTCTATGTTGCTACGGTACTCACCAAACAATATAAGTATGTATTAAATATACAGGATATTGAAGGTACACAGGCACTTATTGAGACTCCTGACCCACATTATTTCGGTGAAGTCCCAATAATTGAGTACAGGAACAACAAGCTTGCGATAGGGGACTTTGAGCTGCAGATACCATTGATAGATGCTTACAATGCGCTGATGAGTGACCGTATCACCGATAAAGAGCAGTTCATAGACTCAATCCTTGCCCTATATGGAGCCTTACTGGGGGATGAGGATACGAAGGATGCTGACGGGAAAACTGCCGCACAGCGGATTAAGGATGATAAGCTGCTGGAACTGCCTAAGGATGCAAAAGCAGAATATTTGACTCGGACGTTTGATGAGACAGGTGTGGAGATATTAAAAAAAGCGGTCGAGCAGGATATACATAAATTTTCCCACATCCCCTGTATGACGGATGAGTCCTTTGGTGGGAATGTGTCTGGGGTAGCCATGGAGTTTAAGCTGCTGGGTATGGAGAACATCACTAAGATAAAGACACGGTATTACAAAAAGGGCCTGAGGAAACGTATACGGCTGTTTTCAGGATGGTTGAGTAAGATCCGGGCGATAAACATTGACATATCCGGAATAACCCCAATATTTACCCGTGCGCTTCCCAAGAACCTTCTGGAAATCAGTCAGATTGTTTCCAATATGTGGGGAAAGATAAGTAAGAGGACTTTGCTGTCCCAGGTACCGTTTGTGGATGATGTGGATGCGGAGGTTGCTGCGGTGGAAAAGGAGGCCGAAGAGGCGTTAAAACAGCAGCAGGCCATGTTTGGTATCGGGACTAATACACCGCCACCGGATGATGTAGATGAGTAGCCTATCATACTGGGAACGAAGGAAGGCCCAGCGGATGTTTGGGTATATGCAATCTGCGGAGGATACCGCGGACGATATAGCAAAGCTATATCAGAAAGCATCCGGGTACATCAGCCATGAACTGGATAAGATATTTGAGCGGTATAAGCGCAAGCATCATCTAACGGACGCAGAGGCATACAGGCTGCTGAATGACCTAAAAGATAAAACATCCCTGGATGAATTGAGACAGGCATTAAGGGCGCCTGGAAGGGGACAGACAACAGCGGATATCCTTGCAGAACTGGAAAGTCCAGCGTTCCGGGCCAGACTTGAACGGCTACAGCAACTCCAGAACCAGATTGACCTTACCATGCAGCAGATTTATAGGCAGGAAAAGGTAAGGAATACCAGCCATTATGAGGATCTTGCCAATGAGGCATATTATAGGAGTATCTTTGATATCCAGCAACGGACGGGGCTGGGTTTTTCTTTTTCCACGATAGACCACAAGGCGATAGACCGGGTGATTAACAGCAAGTGGTCCGGTGCCAACTACTCAGAGCGCATCTGGCATAATACCAGGGCATTGGCGCAGGACTTAAAGCAGGAACTGCTTATCAATCTGGTAACTGGCCGGACTGACAGCGAGGTGGCTGACATCATAGCCAATAAGTACGCCCAGGGGGCCAGCAACGCCCGCAGGTTGGTGCGGACGGAATCCTGCAACCTGGCAAATCAGATGGAGATGCAGTCTTATGATGAGTGCGGGATTGAGACATATATATATGTGGCAACACTGGATTTCAGGACATCCACCGTATGCCGGAAACTGGATGGTAAACGGTTCAAGGTGTCAGAGCAGCAGCCTGGACTCAATTGCCCACCTATGCATCCATGGTGCCGGTCCACAACAATCTGCGATATCAGCGATGAGGAGTTATCCCAGATGCAGCGCAGGGCGAGGAACCCAGTCACTGGCAGGACAGAAACAGTACCCGCCAGCATGACATATGAACAGTGGTATGATAAAAATGTCAAAGGGAACAAGGAAGCAGAAGCGAAGGAGAAGCAAATGAAACAGCGTAAAAAGAAAGGTTAGGTGGTCCATACATCTCCCTCTGGGCGGCGGGGTGAAGCTGCTTACACAAGCAATAGAGCATAAGCACGCAGGAAGCCCCTGGGTGTTATTTTTATGCAACGGTCTGGGCGTATGAACAGACTGGGGCGGAAAGGATAGAAACTATGAGAACAGAACCAATGTATCAGAAGATGAATTTACAGCTTTTTGCGGAACCGGCGTCAGACCCTGCCACAACACCAGAGCCAGAACCAAAGCCGGAGCCTGAATCAGACCCTGCCCCACAGAGTTTTGACGATGTCCTGAAAAACAAGGATTATCAGGCTGAGTTTGACCGCAGAGTGCAGAAGGGGATTGATACCGCCCTTGCAAAGGCACAGGAGAAATGGCAGGCACTTACTGATGATAAGCTGTCCGAGGCTGAGAAACTGGCAAAAATGACAAAAGAAGAGAAGGCACAGTATCTTGCGCAGAAACAGGAGAAGGCGCTGGCGGCCCGTGAGGCTGACATAACCAAGCGTGAACTGATGGCAGAAGCAAAGAACACATTAGCAGAAAAGAAGCTGCCTGTTGGACTTGCAGAAGTTTTAGATTACACGGATGCCGAATCATGTAGCAAATCCATTGAAGCGGTGGAGAAAGCCTTCCAGGAGGCCGTACAGGCTGCTGTGGAAGAGAAACTTAAAGGTGGGACTCCACCAAGGAAAGCGCCGTCAGGTGGGGAAGATGACCTGGAAAAACAGGTAGAATCCCTGATGATGGGAATTTAAGAAAGGATGGTAAAAGAATATGCCAATTAACACATTAGCAACAGCAACACTTTTTCAGAACACTTTGGATAAGGTGGCAATACGGGAAGCCGTCACGGGATGGATGGATGCAAATGCCGGACAGGTCATTTACAATGGCGGCGCCGAGGTGAAAATCCCTAAGATGTCCGTCCAGGGACTGGGGGATTATGACAGGGACAATGGATATCAGCAGGGTGGCGTTACCCTGGAGTATGAAACCAGGAAGATGACCCAGGACAGGGGACGTAAGTTCCAGCTTGACCCAATCGACATTAACGAGAACAACTTTGTGACCACGGCAGCCGCAGTCATGGGCGAATTCCAGCGCATGTATGTCGTACCTGAGATTGATGCATACCGTATCAGTAAGATTGCAACAGAAACAATCGCAGCGAAGAAGGCTGGCATGGTGTCCTATGGCTATACACCGGGAGCCACCGGGACCTCGGCCCTTCGGAAAATCAAGGAAGGAATCAAGGCAATCCGTGAACTGTACAACGGCCCGCTTGTAATCCATGCGACACCTGACATGATTATGGAACTGGAAATGGAACTGTCCGGTAAGATTATAAGTACCACGTTTTCAAAGGGGGGAATTGATACTGCGGTTCCTTCAGTGGATGGAGTACCAATTGTGTCCACACCTTCCAACCGCATGTATACGGCAATCACTATCTACGATGGTAAGACCTCAGGGCAGGAACAGGGAGGCTATGTGAAGGGCACCACAGCGAAGGATATCAACTTCTTTATCTGCCCGCGCACAACACCCATTGCAGTCACTAAGCAGGATATCATGCGTATCTTTGACCCTACCATCAACCAGAAACTGAATGCGTGGCAGATGGATTATCGTAGGTTCCACGACATCTGGGTGCTTGACAATAAACTGGATAGCATCTATCTGAGCATTAAGGATGCTGCTCCGTCTGAAGGATAAGGAGGTAGCTTATGAGGCTGATTAAGGATAATGTGGAGCGGGTTGCAGACGGTGCCAAGGCAGACAAGCTGAAGACCTTGGGGTTTAAGGAAATTGGAAGTGCAGCGGCAGAAGTGGTAGGACCTGATGATAAATCTCCAGATAGAATGTCTGTTGCTGAGTTAAAGGCCCTGGCCAAGGAAAAGGGAATAGAAGGGGCCAGCTCCCTGACCAAGGCGGAACTGCTGACTGTCCTTAAGGATGTGATGGACAGTGACTGATATTGATAAGCTGAAGAAACTGACGGGGGAGGGAGACGAGGTACTGATTTCCCTCCTGTTAGAGGATGCCACGGCCTTTGTGCTGTCTTATACAGGGCGCACAAGGATTGTGACTGGGCTGGAAAAGGCCGTGCGTGACCTGGCTGTGATAGCCCTTAACCGGATGGGGACAGAGGGCGAGACCAGCCGGAGCGGCGGAGGGGAATCATACAGCTTTGATAGCGCCCCAAAGCACATCTATGACACACTGGATAGGTATAGGCTGGCAAGAATAGGAGGCAGGACGTATGAGGCTAAGACGGAGCAGGCTGGGGACGTACCATCACCGGGCAGCAATACCTAAAAAGGACAGTGAGGGAAGCACATATACAGAGTATGGACCGGCTGTATCCTTCCAGGCCGAGGAGTGGCCGGCAGGCGGAAAGGTACAGGCTGAGATGTATGGGCAGCGGCTGCCGAACATCCGAAATCTGAGAATCAAAGGAACCTATCAGGAAGTACCGGGAACAGGTAAGGTAGGCTATGCAATCAATAGCGGCCCGATCATCACGGCCAATGATGGGATATGCTTATGTGTTGACGGTGGCGCGGAGCCGGATTACAAGGTGGTTGCCATATATCCATACCGGTTCCTGACCCTGGAGGTGGAAAAGTTATGATACAAGGCCAAAAGGAGTTGGATAGGAAGTTTGCGGCATTGGAACAAATCTGTGACCAGCAGATGGAGCGGTTAGTGGGGGAGCAGGCCAAACGCATACAGGCAGAAGCAAAGCTTTTGTGTCCTGTCCGAGACGGAGAGTTGAGAAATAGCATCAAGTCAATGACAGAGAGCATGGATGACCGGGTAATGGGAACTATCTATACCAATAAATCATATGCCATGTATGTTGAGATGGGGACCGGCCTAAAAGGTGCCGCAAACCATGCGGGGATATCCCCTGTGGTCAACCCGTCCTATACCGTATCCCCCTGGTGGATACATGAGAGCCAGGTGGATAAAGAAGCGGCGGAAGAATATCACTGGTTTTATTTGGATACACCAGATGGACGGTTTTACCAGTGCACAGGACAACCGGCGCAGCCATTCATGTATCCTGCCTTGAAGGATAATGAGGACAAGGTGGTGGATAGGATGGAAAAGGCTCTGAAACGCGAGTTGAGAAAGGTGTGTAGGTAATGATTAATGTTAAGGACGAGGTTTACGCAGCCCTGCTGTCTGTTACAGACAACGTGACAGACAGTTATCCTAAAGACTGGGAGAAGGATTTAGCCATCCAGTATATGGAAGAGGATAACAATGTGTTTGAACATACTGGAAATGTAGAACGGAAATCCTATGTCAGATATCGCATTGATGTCTGGCATAATAAAAGCACATCATTGGCGGCTGTGATGGTCGATGAAGCGTTGTCAACACTTGGGTTGTTGAGAACCTTATGCAAGGATGTAGATGACCCAAGCGGAAGGAAACACAAGCAGATGCGTTATGAAATGGTAATTGATGTTACCAGTAAACATATATATCAGAAGTAGAAAGAGGTGAAAGAATGTTAGTTAATGGAACTACATTGAAATATAAGAAGAAAGGTGCCGCTGAATATACAGATATATCAGAATTTCTTAAGGAAATACCAGAGATGGGAATTGAGATGGAGAAGGTAGAGAACACTCCCATTAATGCAAAAAATAACCGCTATGAGAATGGAATAGGTGATATTGGTGATCTCACCTATAAGTTTTGTTATGAAAACGAATCGGACTCCAGTGTATACCGCGTAATGAGAAAGGCACAGGAAACAGGCGAAATATTGTCATTTCAGGAAACGTTGATAGACGGGACAACCACGGAAGTTGATGGACAGGTGATGGCCAAGAGGACCGGAGGTGGAAAGAATGGCGTAATGGAGGTAAACCTAACTATTACACCATGTAGCGATTTAATCGTAACAGACCCAACAGCATAAAAAGGAGGAAAACAGATTATGGGACAGTTCGGAATGGATGAAGAGAATGAAGTGGAAAAGAAGGTTGAAACAGTAGAGGACCTTAAAAATAGGAGAAAGGCGTTTGCATATTGGACGGTTGGAGGTGAAGATTACAAACTCAAGCTTACCACACAACAGATTTGCAAACTGGAAGAAAAGTTCCGCTGCAATCTGGTGACATTGATTATGCAGAGCGGGGGACTGCCGCAGTTGGGAATTATGCTGACGGTTATTCAGGCGGCTATGACTCCCTGGAAACATGGCGTTAAATATAAGGATGTGCAGGCCTTGTATGACCAATATGCAGATGAGGGCGGAACCCAGATGGACCTCATGGTTGATGTTATCATGGAGATTATGTTGGTGAGCGGTTTTTTTACGGAGAACCAGAGGGAGAGTGTGATGGACAAGAGGGAGGACCTCAAGGACGAGATGTAACCATATCCGACCTTATCTATGAGTTGTATCCTCTTGCGCTTGACTGTGGGATAAGTCCTTGTGACTTCTGGGAGTATTCCTTGGGAGAAATCCGGGACCTTATGGATTCATATGCCAGAAATGAACGAAGAAGGGTGAGGGATGAAATTGCAGCGCGTTATGAGTTGGCAGACTTGATAGGGATGTATATCCAGCTTCCTTATGATACTGATAATACAATCAGGATTCCGCGTGTATGGGACACATACCCTTCCCTTTTTGAAAATGAAAGAATAGCTTTTGAAGGACGCCAAAAGGCAGAAGCACTGGAACAGGCCCGGATATCCAGAAGGGAATATGCCGAAAGGTATAACGAAATGCGCCGGAAGCGTGGACTACATTAAAAATATAGAACAGAAAGGCGGTGAGGATAACGGACGGTAGTGGAATTACCCTTGAAAAGCTTAAGGTCATCATTGAGGCATACACGAAGCCATACCAGGAACAGATGGAAAAGGTGCAGGCCAAGACAGCCCAGGTGACAAACCGGATAGAGCGGCAGACCGCCAGGATTGCAAACTCCTGGAAGCGTGTGGGTGCCATATTGGCATCGGTACTAAGTATTGCGGCCATAGTGGCATTCGGAAAATCGTGTATCGAACTGGGGAGTAACCTAACCGAGGTGCAGAACGTTGTGGATGTCACCTTCGGCTCCATGTCCGGCAGGGTGGATGCATTTGCTAAAGATGCAGCAAAAGCATTTGGCCTGTCGGAGACAATGGCAAAGAAATACATGGGTACATATGGGGCAATGGCAAAGTCATTCGGCATAACAGGAAAGGCCGGATACGACATGTCGGCAGCCATAACAGGCCTTACGGGTGATGTTGCATCATTCTATAACCTTTCGCAGGACGAAGCCTATACGAAACTAAAGAGCATCTTCACCGGGGAGACGGAATCACTTAAGGATTTGGGCGTGGTCATGACCCAGACGGCACTTGACCAGTACGCCATGAACAACGGCTTCGGTAAGACCACGGCGAAGATGACCGAACAGGAAAAGGTCATGCTGCGTTACCGGTTCGTAATGTCACAGCTCTCGGATGCTTCCGGTGATTTTGCCAGGACAAGCGGCTCCTGGGCTAATCAGGTTAGAATCCTATCCCTGCAGTTTGATGCATTGAGGGCAACAATCGGACAGGGTCTGATTAATGCATTTACCCCAGTAATCCAGGTAATCAATACCATCCTGGAAAAGCTGCAGACCCTTGCGGCGTACTTTAAAGCCTTTACGGTAGCAATATTTGGGGATGCGTCTGGTGGCGGAGCAGGAAATATGGCGGATTCCATGGATTCTGCAGCCGGTTCTGCTGGGAACATTGCGGATAACATGGGAAGCGCGGCAAACTCGGCCAAAGAAATGAATCGTCAGCTTGCCAAGTTTGACGAACTTAACAACCTAAGTTCCAACCGAAATTCAGGAGGAGGTTCTGGCGGAGGGGGCGGTGGTGGTATCCTGGGTGACCTGGACCTTGGAATGGACAATGTACAGGCACAGGCAGACTTGATATCAAGCAAGATAATTGATGCCTTTAAGGTGGGTGATTATTATTCTGTTGGTGCTTACATAGGGGCAGCTATAACTGATTCCCTTAGGAAAATCAACTGGAATGAGGCATATGAATCAGCGCGGGGGTTTGGACGTGGTTTTGCACAGTTCCTCAATGGCCTTATATCTCCAGACCTGTTCTGGGAGGTGGGGCATTCCATTGGAGGGGCGCTCAACACGGCATTATATGCGGCCCTGGAATTTGGAAAGGATTTTGATTGGTCCAACTTTGGATTATCCATAGCGTCAGGAATAAACGGATTTTTCTCAACCTTTGATTTTTCTGCCCTTGGAAGTGCGGCATCAGTGTTCGTGATAGGATGGCTGGATACCATTGCAACAGCATTGGAAAATACGGATTGGTTTATGGTAGGACAGAAAATCGGAGAGTTTTTGGCAGCTCTGGACTGGGATACAATCCTTGCAATGACAGGAAGGATTATAATCGCAGCTATTAGTGCAGGAATTAAGTTTTTTGCTGGACTTATGGATGCAGCACCAATAGAAGCTGCCATTTTGGCAGCAATTGCTCTTTTCAAATTTGCTGGTGTCGGTAGTTTGATAGCCAAAGGCATCATGAAATCAATTGGTACGTCTGGAATAACGCTCAGTGGGCTTAAGATAGCGCTCACTGGATTTACAGTAGGGTTTGTTGGTGGCCCGGCATTCGATGTTATTGGTAATGCTATCATTGATGGCATTGACGAATTTATCAGAGAAAACTTTGGTGAAAGTGTCCTCAATGCAATGGGAGAGGGGCTTCTTATTTCTGTTAGTGCAGGTATAGGGGCTATGTTTGGAGGTCCAATAGGAGCTTTAGTGGGTGGAATAATTGGGCTTCTGCTTGATACAATCCGAGGCGGAGAATGGGCAACTAAATTCTGGAAAGGTTTTGGAGATACGCTATTTAACTGGAGCTTTTCAAAAACATTACTCGGAACTTCCAAGGAGTTTTTTGAAAAAGCTTTTTCATCTGATAATTTTATTGATTTTGGTGTCAATATTATTGCTGGAATTGCATCAGGACTGACAGCGGGTTTGTCATTCTTGGTCGAGCCTATTGCTGATTTGCTTACATGGATTGTAAATGGAATATGCGATATATTCGGAATTCATTCTCCCGCAAAGGAAATGGAACCTTACGGACAATATATTTTGGAAGGCATTATAGAAGGTTTTAGAGCAACCTTTGGAGAATGGACTGCATCTCTAAATGAATGGTATAATCAGCATATTGCCCCGTGGTTTACAGTACAGAAATGGAGTGACTTGTACAATACAATCAAATCCAGCTTAAAAACAAAATGGGACGAAACTGTATTGCAATGGAAAACAGATATACAAAGCTGGTGGGACAACCATGTAACAAAATGGTTCACAAAGGAGAAATGGACATCTGGCCTGACCGGAATAAAGGAAGGGTTTAAGGCAGCGTTTGATGCAGCAGTAGATGCCGCAAAACAGATATGGAATGATTTTGCCAAATGGCTGAATGAAAAGCTTACATTTACGATTGACCCAATTACAGTCATGGGAAAGACGGTATATGAAGGTGGAGAAATCAGCCTTGGAAAAATACCTACATTTGCGAGTGGAGGATTCCCGGATAAAGGACAGCTTTTCCTCGCCAGTGAAGCAGGGCCAGAATTGGTTGGCCGGATGGGTGGCAGGACTGCCGTGGCTAATAAGGACCAGATTACTGATGGTATAGCAACAGCAGTATATGCGGCCAATACAGAACAGAACCAGCTTTTACGGGAACAGAATGAACTTTTACGGATGATTCTTGCAAAACCTGGAGTAAATAAGGATGATGTGGTGGACCTCTGGAGAGCTGGAGCATCTGATTATAAAAAGCAGACGGGTAGACAATTAGGGCTGACATAATGATTTACATCCCCCTTATCTTTTGCTATAATATGTTATTATGATGAAGGGGGAGAATAAATCATGTCATTAATCAAATGCCCAGAATGTGGAAAAGAAATAAGTGACAAGGCTACATCATGTCCGAATTGTGGTTGTCCTGTATCTGTTCCCAAAGAAAGTGATGTATTTTTGGATGCTAAAAAATTTAATAAGGAAAGTAAGAAGATTAAAAAAGATAGTGGTGGTAAAGGAGAAGCTGGTACTGCCCGTATGACTTTTGGTATAATATTGATTGTTTTGTCGTTTATCGTTGGCTTCCAGTCATGTGCAGCAGGAATGGTTAATGCCTTGGAATCTGGTAGTGGAAATGACGGAATGATAGGATTTTTTACATGGATAGTCATGATAGTATGCGGCATTGTGAGCATTACAACCAAGCGGACAAGAAGCCCGAAAACGCCACTTATTATAGGCATTATTCTTTTGGTATATGGTTACCTAATAGGATTTATGTATAACGGTATTTTCAAAGATTTACAAATATGGGGCTGGTTATTAATGGTAGGGTCCCTAATATACATAAAAAGCTATAAAGCAATTAAAGATAACAATAAACAGAACTAAGTGCAAGCACCTGGGGAACTAGGTGCTTTTGTTATGCCCAAAAGGAGGTGGTGCGTATGGCTGCAGCGGATTATAAAGGTTGGCTACTTGAAATTGAAGGAACGAAGCTTCCAATGGAGTATATAGCGCATAGCTCATATGGGGCAAGCCCAGACCAGAAACAGGATGAGGATAGCTACCAGGATGGATATGGAGCGTTGCATCGGAATGTATTGCCGCATACCAGAACAAAGATTGAATGGAATACACCTGATATGGTGCATTTGACAGATTTGGATGAGCTGTTGTCGTTTTTTCCAGATAAAGATAAAATGAAGGTCAGATACTGGAATGATAAAAAATTAGGATACTATACAGGGGAGTTTTACTATCCTACCATACAGTTCAACTATTATGACGCTTCTGATAAAGATATACGGTATAATTCGATTAGATTGGCGTTGATTGAGTATTAGGGAGGTGGTAAGGTGCTGGATGTACCAGAGATTATCAAGCAACGGTGCCGCGAGGATAATAACAGGACAGAAACAGTGAGACATCTGGAACTGTCCTTTTTTGATGGCGGGATAGACTCCTTATATCCATCAAATGACCTATACCCTGCATATGACCTGTATCCTGCTGATGCTGGCGCAGCATGGTTGACTATTGGTATGGACCAGATATGCGCGGAGACACTAAATCTTACGGAAAGCCTATCCACTGGAAACAATATCATCTGGGGGAGTTGCGAGGCGGCCAAGTTTGTGCTTACGGTTGCTGATGTGGAGGATGAGATGACCGGCAGGGAGTTTACTGCCACCTTAAGCATAGGCGATTACAAGATGGCCTATGGCATATACATAGTGGACAGTGTTACCCGCCTGCAGGCAGACCGTAGGAAACGGAAGATTACGGCATATGACCGGATGATTAAGTTTGATGCCGATGTATCTGATTGGTATCATGCCATGTACCCCACGGACGATGCCACCCATACAGTCAAGGAATTGAGGGATAGCCTGTGTGAAGAGATAGGGGTCCCGCAGGAGCAGACAGCGCTTATCAATGATGGGTTGGTGGTTGGAAAGACTATCAGCCCTGAATCATTATGTGGACGGGATGTGCTTAAGGCCATCTGTGAGATTAACGGCGTGTTTGGGCATTTTGACCGCACGGGGACATTGGTATATATAAGCCTGCAGGATACCGGTCTATATCCATCTGATACCCTGTATCCTGGTGATGACCTGTATCCACAATCCGGGTGGGCTGCGGCGGAGGAACTGGAATATTATAGGTCCATTACCTATGAGGATTATCTGATAGATGGCATTGACCGGGTACAGGTCCGGCAGGAAGAGGGGGACATAGGTGCCGTGGTCGGCTCCGGCGGTAATGCCTATGTGGTGGAAGGAAACTTCCTGACCTATGGCCTTGGCAGCGCAGACCTTACAAAACTGGCATGGTCCATATATGATACCATTGCCGGCAAGACATACCGTCCAGCTAAGATAGTCTCATATGCCATGCCTTGGATTGAGGTTGGGGACGGGGTGCGGGCCATCACTACGGATACAGAGATTGCCACATTTGTTCTTACCCGGACTATGAGCGGCATCCAGGCTATGATGGATACCGTGGAGGCCAAGGGAACCAAGACACAGGGACAGGAATTTGGAATCCAGAATGAGATTATCCAGCTTAAGGGTAAGACAACCGTCATAGTACGGAGCGTGGATGAGGTGTCTGCTACAGTGACAGACTTGGAAAAGCAGACAGCGGCCCAGATTAAAGTGGTATCCGACAAGATTACCGCAGAAGTTAAAAGGGCTACGGACCAGGAAGTAGAACTGGCAGGAAGCATAAGTGTCCTGGCAGGGCAGATAGAAGCTAAGGTAAGCCGTGGTGATTTGATAGCATCCATTAACCTGGAAGTCAATAAGGCTGGTTCCTGCATTACTATGGAGGCTGGGCATTTTGTCTTTAAGGGCAGCAACTTTTTTGTGAACGCGGATGGCTCTGGTGGTGCGGCCAACGGTAACCTGACCTGGGATGCATCTGGTGGATTGATAGCCAAAAATATCAAGCTGATAATGGCAGATATATCTGGGACAACAAACTCCAGTTCCATTGGTGTCAGCATGATGAGTGCCCAGAATGCCAATATAGACCGCCTGACAGTTAATGGAACATCGGATATGCGGGACATTGTGTCCGGTGACATATATGCAGATGATATCCAATGTACCCAGATATACAGCAGCAGGGCAGGAGAGTGGTGGAGTGACCGCCGGATGAAGAGCGATATCAATCCTATTTCCCCCGAGGTGGCGCTTACTGTCACAATGGCGTTAAGGCCAATGACATTTTATATGGCGGGTGCCAATGAAAAGGATATGGGTTTTGTGGCTCAGGATGTAGCGGACATAGAATCTGACTTACCGCTGTATACCATGTTGAACGGGTTTTACGCCCTGCCATATACAAGCTATGTTGCGCTGCTGGCCGGGGCTATACAGGCACAGCAGGAACAAATTAATAAGATGCGGGAGGTACTGAATGCCTAATAAGGAAATGGTGATATACAGTCAGAAGGACATACTGGTGATTGGGAATCTGATAAATTCCCTGGAATTTAAAGGGGTGGAGGCGGCGCGGAAGATAGCAACAATAGGGACATTGCTGGAGACAGGACAACCGCTGGAGGATTACCTTAAAGAAAGGAGTGATAAGGATGGGAATACTGAGCAGGATGGGCAGGGCGGCAACGGCACTGTCTAAGTACTATTATCCGTTTACCTGGAGGAATAAACCGAGTATCGAATCCCCTATCAATGAAGTGCATCTGAACCATATAGAGGACGGTATCAATGAGATGGATAACCGCATCCTTATCCTGGCGCAGGATAAGGCCGATGCATCAGATTTAACAAATGTGTTCATAAACTTTGAAATGAATGATACCACAGGGGTCATGACATTTACAAGACTTGATGGTTCAAAAGTGACACATGATTCTGCCATTGAAAAAATAGCACTTAACTGTTATCTGGAGGGGAATAATTTTGTCCTGGAACTGGCAGATGGTACTAAGCAGATGGTTTCTCTGTCTAAGTTTATCGATACATATACGTTTTCCGACACGGATATCATTAAAATGACTGTGAACGGCAAGAACGTATCAGCGAATATCCTGGATGGGAAGATTACACTTGATAAACTGGAACCTACCATTATGTCTACCATCCGTCAGTACGCCCTGGATGCACAGACAGCTAAGGGAGTGGCAGAGCAGGCGGCCAGTACGGCACAGGGGTGGGCTATCGGTGGAACTGGATTTGAAGAGACCAATGCCAAGTATTATTCCAATAAATCAAAGCGGTATGCAGTAGGAGGCGTAGAAGCAGGAGATGTGGAGGATAATGCTAAATCGTATTATGAGAAAGCCCAGGCGGCAGCACAACGGGCTGAAAGCATGACGCATATATCAGAGACGTCCTTTTCCATTAATACAGGTACCGGGCATCTCACAGTGCATATAGGGTAAAGGAGGGTATATGATTATTGCTGAATATGGAGTATCACCATGGATTGTATATGGGCTTACCCGATATGATTATGGTCAGATATTGGAGATACGGGGACTTGAAGTGCAGGATGGGACGGAAGTCCACTTTTGTCAGATGAATAGGGCGATAACGCAGTATATGCAGTCAAATCAGGTACTGATACCTGACCATCTATTACAATATCCTGAGGACATATATACTTATCTATACCGCAAAGATTCAGGAAGCGGTAAGACTGTGCTTAAACTGATCCTTCCAATTAATGATAGAGAGAAACCTGGGGATTACGTTGCACCGGAAGAACCGGCATATTCCAGGCTCATACCACCTGGAGGTAATGATGGGCAGGTATTGGCCAGGGGGCCGGATGGATATGTATGGATTGATGCGGAGGACATAGGGAATGGATTCGCGACAGACCAGGAACTTGCAGAGGTAGCCGCAACCGTTCCACAGTTTGCAAGCATGATGGAGATTGAAGCCATGCTGAACGAGGAGGTATCTTAAAATGGCAGATGACAAGGCTTTAAGCCTAAATAATGGATTGCCCGCCATCAGGAACTGGGCAAAGGAGAAGTTCGTAGGGAAAGAGGCTGGAAAAGGATTATCAGATAATAACTACAGCACAAACGAAAAAGCAAAACTGGCCGGGATAGCCGAGGGTGCAGAAGTCAACGTACAGGCAGACTGGACTGTGACAGATGCCACATCTGATGCTTACATAAAAGGGAAACCCACATCCATGCCTGCAGATGGCGGTAATGCCGCCACGGTAGGCGGACATACGGTTGCTGTCGATGTACCAGCAGGGGCAGTTTTTACCGATACCAAACCGGTAAACATGAAAGGGGCAACTGCCAGTGCTGCCGGTGCGGCAGGATATGTACCGGCCCCAGCCGCTGCAGCCAATACAAAGTACCTGCGTGGTGATGGGACATGGCAGACACCACCAAATACAACGTATTCTGCGGTAACCCAGAGTGCCAATGGATTGATGATTGCTGCGGACAAAAAGAAACTTGACGGTTTTCAGGAAGCTTCAAAGTACGCATTGAAGGCGGACATTGCCGGGGTGTACCACTATAAAGGCAGTGTGGCAAATGAGGCAGCACTGCCAACCACAAACATCAGTGTCGGTGATGTATATAGCATTGAAGCAAAATCCAGCTATGGTCCAACTGGAACAAATGTTGCCTGGACAGCAGACAATGCATGGGATAACCTGGGTGGTAACTTTTCTATTGACTATGCAACGGCGGCAGAGGTACTGGCAATCCTGAATGCATAGGAATGAGCTGATGGACGATGAAGGCTCTATCCACAGATATTGTTGCAACGATAAGGGATTGGGTAAAGGCTTATGTGGATAATAACCGCTTTGACACAACGTATATAAAGATTGATGCCCGGACCGGGCATTTACAGGCCCATCAGGATGCAAATTTAAAATTCACGCTGGGGTCCGATGGGCATCTAAAAAGTGAGGTGACTTAATTGACAGATCTGGGAAAAGTAATGGTGGTCCCCAAGGGGGCCTACAATGCAAATACAACATATGAGGTTCTTGACCTGGTTACATACAATGGGAGTAGCTACATAGCCTTGAAAAGCACCAAGGGAAATGTGCCGACCAATGCCACTTACTGGCAGTTACATGGGCAGGGATATCCGGGTTCTGCAGCAGGGGTATCTGCCAAGGATACACAGGGGATGGTAGTAACAACCGGTAGTAACTCAACCGTACAAGCGCTGATTGATGCTATCGCGGACCGTGTGATGACCAAACTGCTGGCTAAGACAGCCATTGTGCAGACAGAGAGTACGGCCACGGATAAGGTACCGTCCAGTGCCTATATTAAGCAGGCACTTGGTACCATAAATAGCAATTTATCAGATAAAACGAATACCAGTGATTTTAATAATTTGAAAAA